CACCATTATGACAATAACCAAACTGGGGCCTGAATCCTACGATATAGCTAACCTGTATATCCAGCTTGGCTCGTCAAAGGAAGTATCAATAAAATCCGGTATACCCGAACACGTAGTTGTAGAAACTTTAAGTAGGCCCGACACAAAAGCATATCTTAATGGTGTTTACCTCGATCTCGGTTATCGCAACCGTAATAAGCTAGGCGCTTTATTAGATAAGATGATTGACAGCAAGGTTGAAGAAGCCGAAGAGTCTGGAATCTACACATCAAAGGATCTCGTAGATCTACTTACCTTAGCTCATAAAATGCGTATGGACGAAATTAAGGCCGAAAAAGCAGATACAACCGTTAATGTTAATAACTTCGGTGACAATAGCAACTATGGGCAGCTTATGAATAGGCTGCTAGAGGGAAGAAAATGAATGATGTAGATAAGATTAACGCTGAACAGATTGAGAAAGCTCGTGAAGCTGGTAGAGAGTACCAAGGTAAAGAACCTGAAGTTCCCGCCGAGCCGAAGAAGTCTCCTGAACCAACGAAGGCCGAACAGCCTGCTCCCGAAAGCGGATCTGTCGCTCGGGATACTCTAGAAGCCGAATCCCACAAGAAATAGTAAAGGTCAGTCCTGAGTCTGAGAAATCCTCGGATCGTAGAAAGGACTGGGCTTTAATAGTAGTGAGCGCCGGCGGGATGGTTATGACTATCTTCGCCGGCTTTTCATTATGGTTATCAAGCGGCAACCCTAAGTACGTATTTTGGCTAGGAGCACTAGCTATGGCACAGATCGCCATTATATTTACTGGAATCCTAGGCTTGCTAGTAAAACGCGCATTGACTCTGTCACGTACGCAATTCTCAGTTTCAGACTTTGATCCTGACGATGAATTAATCCCAAGAAGCGACGCTGTTGAAGCAGTCGAAGAGGCGGTACAATCAGTACCGGAAGTAATAGATGGCACTACAAATAAGCCGCGCAGACGTTATAAGTGACTATATCATTGAAGACCTGCCAAATAGATTTATTAAACTACCAATCACCAACTACCTAGATGTAATTGGAGTTGACCCACTACCTTCGCAGATTGCAATTATTAATGCTGTTAATAAATATCGCTTTGTGTGCGCGGCAATTTCACGCCGACAGGGTAAAACTTATATTGCGAATATCATTGGTCAGGTGGTTGCTCTAGTTCCTGGATCTGATATTCTTATTATGTCGCCGAACTACTCGCTATCACAGATTTCGTGGGACTTGCAACGTGAGCTAATTAAAAAGAATTCACTAGAGTTAGTTGTAGACAACAAGAAAGATAAACTAATTCAGTTAACGAACGGTTCTACCATTAGAATGGGTTCGGTAAACCAAGTGGACTCAGCGGTAGGTCGCTCGTATGATCTAATCATTTTCGACGAAGCAGCTCTAGCTGATGGTCGAGATGCTTTTGAACGCGCACTAAGACCAACCCTAGATCGTCCGGGTGCACGTGCTATCTTTATTTCGACTCCTCGTGGTAAGACCAATTGGTTTGCGGAATATTTTGAACGTGGGTATGACCCGATGTTCCCAGAATGGTGTTCGATTAAGGCAACCTATCATGATAATCCTAGAATGTCGGAATCGGACATTGAGGAAGCGAAGCGCACCATGTCGGAGGCGCTCTTTAGGCAGGAGTATGAAGCAGACTTCAATACCTATGAAGGACAGATTTGGCAACTTGAATCTCGTCACATTATTGGGGATGAAAACTGTCCTGTCAAGGAAGCACCCCCTCGCGAGTCTATGGATATTATCGCTGGCCTCGACATGGGTTATAAGGACAGCACTGCATATGTTATTGTCGGGTATGAGTTTAAGACTGAGAAGTTTTATGTCCTCGATGAATATATGGACAAAGAAAAGGTAACATCACAGTATGCGGAAGATATTAGGGAAGTCAATAATCGTTGGGACCCTGACTTTATTTTCATTGATGCTGCGGCAGCTCAAACGAAAGCTGACTTAGCTTATGACTATGATATTTTCTGTTCATCGGCGAAGAAGTCGGTATTGGATGGAATTGGTTATGTAGCTTCGCTAGTGGATGGTGATCGCTTGTTTGTAGATGGTGAACGCTGCCCTAACGTGTTAGCTGCATTTGACGGCTATGCATGGGACCCAAATCCGAACTTAATTAAAGAAAAGCCGCAACATAATCATGCATCTCACATGGCTGATGCTTTACGGTATGCGCTCTATTCACATGTGGAGTCAGTTGGTATTGGTTAACAATTTCGGGTATGCTGTAAAAAGAGATTGGTCTGTTTTCAGCATACCTGGGAATTATAGTTCTTGACTTCCTACCCTAACTCGGATATAATCAAAACAATGACATTCAAGAGAGATAAAATCAAATACGTACGTGATAGAGCAAAAGCTAGGTACGAAAAAGGCACTGCCTGTTTTATCTGTGACACGGATCAAAACCTAGAATTTCACCACTACCATACTTTAACTCCGCTTTTTAATAAGTGGGTCTTAAAAAATAAGGTAGATGTTAGCACTGAGGAAGCTCTGTTAGCTGTGAGAGACAGATTTATTTCTGAACATGAGGACGAGTTATATAAGGAAACGGTTACTCTATGTAAACCCCACCATATGAAACTACATTCTCTTTACGGAAAAGATCCTCCTTTATCCACTGCTGAAAAGCAAAAACGATGGACTTCCATTCAGAGAGATAAAAATGGGCTTACTATGGAATAAATCTGTTGAGAAGCTTAATCCAGCCCAACCGCTGATTAGCGGAGATGGAACTAGAGAAGAGACGAGTGTAGAACCCGTTTACAGTTATCAACAATGCTATGATCAACTAGAAGTAGTTAATCGTGGTGTTAATATGATTGTAGATGACGTAGCACAGATTAAATGTAATGTTGGTCCTAAACTGGATTCAGTTACTCCCCTAGTTTCGGGTATGAGAGCTATTCAACTAACAAGACTACTGAACAAAGAGCCTAACCCTTTCCAAGACATTAACTCTTTTAGACGATCACTTGTATTAGACTTTGTTATTGACGGAAACATCTTTATCTACTGGGATGGGGCACATATGTACCACCTACCAGCTACAAGAATGAAGGTAGTAGGTGATAAAAACACTTATGTTAGCCACTATGAGTTTGACGGACAACAAAAGTTCAAGTACAATGAAGTTATCCACATAAAGGACAATAGTTATCAGACAGTTTATAGAGGTGCTTCTAGACTGAAGCCTGCCCTTAGAACTATGAAAATCCTTCTAAGTATGCGGGAATTTCAAGATAACTTCTTTAAGAACGGCGCGGTTCCAGGTCTTGCTCTTCAAACAGACGAAAGACTTAATAGTCGACATAAAAACGTTCTTCTAAATGAATGGAGTCAAAGATACAATCCTAAGACTGGAGGACGACGTCCCGTTATTCTAGATGGTGGCTTAAAGATCAGTCCTATCTCAGAAGTCAATTTAAAGGACTTGGACTTCCAGAATGGTATTGCTGCAAACGAACGTATTGTTCTTGAAGCTTTAGGTATTCCACCTATCCTAATGGATGGCGGAAACAATGCTAATATCCGGCCTAACCACAGAATTTACTACTTAGAGACAATTATGCCGATCGTCGAAAAGATGAACTCGGTATTTGAAAGATTCTTTGGATTTGAAGTATACGAAGACATTACTTACATTTATGCGTTGAAACCAGAACTTGCTGATGAAGCAAGTTATTTTACTTCGCTAGTAAATGGCGGTGTTATTTCAGCCAATGAAGCTCGTGAAGCTCTTGGTAGAAAACCAATGACAGGCCACGATGATTTACGTATTCCAGCTAATATTGCTGGTAGTGCGTCAGACCCAAGCACAGGAGGCCGACCTCCGGAAGATCCTAATGCTTAATAGAACCTTAGTACTCCGTGCTTTGATTAAATACTTTGAAGAAAAGGGGCGTGTACTTACGTATCAAGAGTATGCTCAAGAGACAGACACCCCCGTACGAGTCCAATCAATCAAACAAATTTTTGGTTCTTGGGCAAGATTGGAGAGAACAATTATGACTAACGAAAACAAGAACAGCCTGAACACAGATGCTGTACTAGCTGAAAACAATCAAGCTGCATACGATGCAGCCGAACAGTGGAAAGCAGCTAGTGAAAATCAAGACAAGAAAGCTCTTAAAGAAGCTGAAGCACAAGTTGTAGCTGAAAAGCTAGCAGCTAACGCAGCTACTCCAGAAGGCGCTAACGCAAATAAGATTGCGATTGGTGGTAAGCTTCCAAGTGAACAACAAGACTTCTCAGCTATAGGCGCAACTGTTCTAGTTGATCCTAAGAACCTTGAGCAAAAAGTTGTTGATCCAGAACCAGAAGTAATGGCACTAGCTATTTCTAAGGAAGGTAAGACTCCAACTGAACTACGCCATCTAGTAGCTGCTGATGCGGCTGTTAAGTCGGGTGACGTTCCAGCTGACAAGAGCACAGCCGGTGGTTCCACAGGTGAAGCTTCTATCGCAACAGTAGGCGCTATTGGCGACGCTGACAAGGCTGACACAAACAAGACAGCTACACCAGCTAAGAAGTAATTCTTATGGTAGCTCGCGTATTTAAACTTGACTCAGTAATCAAATCGATTACTGAAGATGGTGATCAGCTGAAGATCGTAGGATATGCGAGCACAGCTGATACTGATAGAATGGGCGATGTAATTATTCCAGACGCCTGGAATAAAGGTGGTCTGGACAATTACAAGCAAAACCCAATTCTACTATTTAACCACAATTACGGTACGCCCATCGGGCGCGCAACCGGATTAGAAGTTGATAGCACTGGTCTTAAGATCGAAGCATCTATTAGTAAGTCGGCTGGCCCTACTTACGGACTTGTAAAAGACGGTGTACTTAGCACGTTCTCAGTTGGCTTTTTAATTAAGCATGCTGATTATAACGAAGCAACAGACGGGTACATTATTAGAGACGCCGAACTTCTAGAAGTTTCAGTCGTATCTGTACCATGCAATCAGAAAGCAACTTTTAGCGTTGCAAAATCATTCGAAAACGCTAAAGATTTAGCTGAATTCAAAAAAGAAGTAACAGGTCAAGACACTGACAAAGAGGAAGTAAATGCTTCCGATAGTAAGTCTTCATCTACATCCGGTACTGAGCGTACCACAGAGAGAGTAAATATGACACCCGAAGAAATCGCTGCAATGGTAGCTAAAGCAACTTCCGACGCCCTAGCAGTACAGAAGGCAGCATCTGATAAAGAAGCTGCAGAAAAGGCAGCTAAGGAAGCAGAAGAAAAAGATATTGAAGCGCGCATCGTTAAGCATGCAGAAGCTGCTAGCAAGAGTGTTGAAGAACGCCTTACAGCTTCGTTCGAAGCTTCGATGAAGGCAAAAGACGCTGATATCGAAAAGGTATACGGCGAATATAAGTCGGCTCTTGAAGAAAAGAGCGCTGAACTTCGTGCTATGTCTGAAAACAAGCACCGTTTCAGTGATCGTGGTGGTGCTAACGGTGATATCGTTAAGGAAAACTACCGTGATGCAGAAACTGCTGTTCTTCTAGCCAAGGCTCTTAAGAAGGGTATTGGCGATACGAACTTCGGTAAGAATCTTATGGAGAAGTTCAATACGCACTCGACAGTTACTGTTGGTACAGACCGTCTAGAAACGACTGTAACTACAAGCATCGAACGTGATATTGAAAACGAACTGGTTCTGAAGCCTCTGTTCCGCGAAATCGTTCTGAATAGCGCACAACAAAGCTTCCCACTGATGCCAGATTCGGGTTACGCTGAAATCACAAGCGCAACTACAGCTTCTGGTTCACAACCTAACGGTAACGTTGATCAACGTGGTGCCGGTTACGGTGCGCCTTACCAAGGTATCACACTGACTGAAAAGCTACTAAGCACAATCAAGATGATCGGTAAGGGTTACCTAGGTAACGAAACTGAAGAAGATGCGATTATTCCTATTCTTCCGCTGATCAAGGATGCTATGGTTCGTTCGCACGCTCGTGGTATCGAAAACATGATCCTAGCTGGTAACACAACTCAAGGTGTTTATACATCAGGTGCTGCTAACGGTCTGATCAAGTTTGCTGAATCAAACGGTCGTACGGTTACTGCCGGTACAATTGACGGTAAGCTTACAGCTGGCGATTTGTTTGGTCTTCGTAAGATTATGGGTAAGTACGGTCGTGACCCACGTGATATCGTTTATATCGTGTCGCAAGATGCATGGTACCAACTGGCTGAAGACCCAGAGTTCCTGAACGCTGACCAAGTAATGGCTGCTAACGCAGTTAAGCTAACAGGTGCCGTAGGTCGTATCTATAACTCAGACGTTATCGTATGTGACGAATTTGCTCCATCCGGCGCAAACAACTACTACGCTCTGGCAGTTAACGCTCGTAACTTCATCATCCCACGTCTACGTGGTATGACAGTTGAAAGCGAGTACTCGGTTGAAAATCAACGTACAGTACTTGTTGCTAGCCAACGTCTTGGATTCGACGAAATCATCGCCGGCGCTAAGTCGGTTGTTGGTGTTAAGCGTCCAGCGGCTTAATAAAGACATAGGGAGAGCTTTAGGGCTCTCCCTACCCTTATATAGGATTTAATAATGGCAAATTTAATTACATTAGAAGAATATAAAGCAGCTAAAAACATGACCAAACCGGACATGGATGAAGTACTGCAAATTCTAATCACTAATACGAGTGCTATTATTCAAGCTTATATTGGTCGCAACCTATTTAATAGTGGCGAACCAATCGAGGAATATATTAACTTAGAC